TGTTTGAGCCAATGACGCCTTTAACTGCATTGAATTTACAAAGAAAAGTACAAGAGGTTTTGATTAATTTTGAACCAAGAATTAAATTAGTTCAAATAGTATCAAATCCTAATATTGATAGCAATTCATATGATTTAAGAATTTATTTTTACGTTATTGGTTCAAATGATCTGATAGAAGTACAAACATTTTTAGAAAGACTAAGATAAGATGGCAAGTAACAAATTAGAAGTATCAGATTTTGATTTTGATAGTATAAAAGCAAATTTAAAAACATTTTTACAAAGTCAAACAGAATTTCAAGATTATAATTTTGAAGGTTCAGGATTTTCTATACTTTTAGATGTATTAGCATACAACACACACTATCTAGGCTTCAATGCTAATATGTTAGCAAACGAAATGTACTTAGACAGTGCTGACATACGAAAAAATATTGTATCGTTAGCAAAAATGTTAAACTACACACCATCATCAGTAAGATCACCAGTAGCAAGTATAGATATTGAAGTAAATGATGCTACAGGCTCAACTTTAACAATGCCAAAGGGTACAATATTTACAACTACAGTTTCAGGAGTAGGTTATCAATATTTAACAAACGAAGATTATACAATTACACCTACAAATGGTGTATTTAATTTTTCAGATGTAGATATTTACGAAGGTACTTTAGTTACATTTAGATATACAGTTGACAATGAAGATCCAGACCAAAAATACATAATTCAAAATGCAAATGCTGATACAACAACACTCAAAGTATCAGTACAAGAAAGTTCTACGAATACAACTACAAACATTTATTCATTAGCAGGTGGTTTTAATAGTGTTACAGATACATCTAAAGTTTATTTCTTACAAGAAGTAGATGATGGTAAATTTGAAGTTTATTTTGGTGATGGTGTTTTAGGTGCAGCCGTTTCAACAGGCAATATAGTAATTTTAGAATACATTGTTACAAATAGAGATGAATCTAACGGAGCTTCTACATTTACTTTAGCAACAACTATCGGCGGATTTTCTGATATTACAATTACAACTAATTCTGTATCACAAGGTGGTAATGCAGCTGAATCTAAAGAGTCAATTCGTTTTAATGCACCCTTAGGTTATGCAACACAAAACCGTGCCGTTACAACTTCAGATTATGAAACAATTGTAAAATCAATTTATCCTAATGCTCTATCAGTCAGTGCTTGGGGCGGAGAAGATGATGAAACTCCTGTTTATGGTACCGTTAAAATTGCAATCAAAGCGGCCAGTGGTTCTACGTTAACAACTTCTACTAAAGCAAGTATAGTGGCATCATTAAGGCCATTTAATGTTGCTTCAGTAAGGCCAGTTATTGTAGATCCTGAAACAACTTCTGTTTTAATTACAAGCAATGTAAAATATGATTCAAGATTAACTACAAAATCAGCTGCAACTTTAAAATCAGATGTATTGAGTACTATTACTGATTACAATACAAACACTTTACAGAAATTTGATGGCATATTCAGATATTCAAAACTATTAGGTTTAATTGACAATACAGATACGAGCATAGTATCAAATATAACAACAATTAAAATTAAAAAAACATTTACACCAACTCTAAGTTCATCTACAAAATATAACATATATTTTAGAAACGCATTATATAATCCTGTGTCAGGTTACAATACTTCACAAGGTGGTATTTTAGAGTCATCAGGATTTAAAGTAAGTGGTGACACAACAAATGTTTATTTTTTAGATGATGATGGTGCAGGTAACGTAAGAAGATATAGATTGGTAAGTTCAGTAAGAACATATGCTATCAATACACAAGGCACAATCAATTATACAACAGGACAAATTACTTTAAATTCTTTAAACATAACAACAGTGGAAAATATAAGAGGTGAAGCTTCAACAACTATAGAATTAATTGTGAAACCAAATTCAAATGATGTTGTACCAGTAAGAGATCAAATCGTAGAGATTGATGTTGAAAATTCAAATGTTACCGTAGAAGTGGATACTTTTATAGGTGGTTCAGCTGATGCAGGAGTAGGTTACTCAACTTCAACTAGCTATTAATTTTTATGGCTATATTTAAAGATAAACTTTCAAACCTTATAGGTTCACAAGTACCTGATTTTGTACTTGACGAACATCCTAAATTTTTACAATTTTTAAAAACATATTATTCATTTATGGAAGCTGCCGAGTTAGCAGTTACATCAATTCAAACTACAGACGGCATTCAATTAGAAACTCAAACAAACCAACAGAATGAATTAATATTAGATGGCTCTCGTATTGATTCTGATAGAACAGCTTTAGATGAAGGCGATAAAATACTTTTAGAAAGTTCTACGTTTGGTAAATTTACAAGAGGTGAAACGATTGTTGGTCAAACTTCTAAAGCAACATCTACAATATTATCAGAAGATTTAAATAATAGTAGATTATTTATTGTAGCACAAGATAAATTTATCAAAGGAGAAACGGTATTAGGTTCATCTTCTAATGCAAGTGCTGTAATTAATAATTACAAACCAAATCCAGTAAACAATATACAAGAGTTATTAAACTTTAGAGATCCTGATAAAGTTATATCTAATTTTTTAAGTAACTTTAGAAATGAATTTTTAACTACTTTACCTGAAAATTTAAATTCTAATGTTAATAAAAGAAATTTAATCAAAAATGTTAAATCATTATATAAGTCAAAAGGTACAAAAATAGGACACGAAGTATTTTTTAGATTACTTTTTGATGAAGTATCAGAAACATTTTATCCACGTGAGCAAATGTTACGAGTATCTGATGGTAAATTTACAACAAATAAAGTTTTAAGAGCTATTACTGTAGAAGGAGATACATCTAACTTAGTAGGTAGAACAATTACAGGTTCAACTTCAAATACAATAGCAATAGTAGAAAGTGTAACTAAGTTTTTAATTGGTTCTGCTCTTATATCTGAATTTGTTTTAAGTTCAGATAGTATTGTAGGAAGTTTCATAGTTGGAGAAAATATAACAGGAACTTTAAACGACACAGATGATTTATTAATTGAAGCTACAATTTCAGGAATTCCTACTACAAAAATAATTACAAATGATGGATCATTACACACTTCAGCCGAATCGATAACATTAACAGGCGGTGGCGATGGTGCTATAATTCAAACTAATAACATAGGTTCAGGTAGTATTACAGAAATAATAATAGATAATGCAGGTGCTGGATATTCTATAGGTGATGATTTAGTTTTTGTTAATACTGGTACAAATGGAGCAGGCGTTGCAGGATTTATTTCTGTTGTTAACGGAGGATTTATACCTGAAGATAGTACAAGCACAACAGAAGATCACATTGTATTAGAAGATGCTACAATGCAAGATGATACTTATTTTGGTAATAAATTTGTACAAGAATCTGGAACAGATATAGGTGATATAACAGATATATTTTTATACGATAGAGGTTCAGGCTATACTACATTACCAACAGTGTCTATTACATCAGCAGGTCAAAATGCTATATTAAAAGCTTATGGTGATGACGTAGGAAAAGTATTAGATTTAAAAATAGTAGAATTAGGAATAAATCATCAATTAGCTCCTTCTCCTCCTATTCTTAATCTTTTTAAAAATTGTATTGTTACCGGAGTTACAGGAACATTTATTGCAAATACAACCGTAACAATATCAGGTAGTGTTACGGCCACAGTTGTAAGTTTTAATGCAGCTAGAGGATTATTATCTTTAAAAAATAATTCAGGAACAATTAATGTTAATGATACGGTAAATAGTTTAAGTGGTTCAGCAACAATTAAAAAATTTGATTTTGCTACTGCTACATTGTCTGTAGGTGCTGTTGCAGATTTAGATGGTAGATTTATAAATGAGGACGGGTTTCTTTCTGAAAATACAATGAACATACAAGATAGTTTATACTATCAAGATTTTTCATATGTAATAAAAGTAGGCCGTTCTATTATAGACTGGCGAGATGATTTCAAAAAAACTATGCACACTTCTGGTTTTTATTTTGAAGGTCAAGTAAATGTTGAATCAAGATTGAATGCTCGTATATCTACACCAATTACAGGTGCAAATACAGGCGTAATTGACGATCCATTCTTCTCAATTGTTAATACTTTATTTACTACAATTTTTGGTAGAAGATTAGGTACAGTGGATGATGGTACATCTTTAAGAGCAACTCCGAATGTAGGAACGGCAGCTGATTTAAATACAAGTACAATTTCTCCTTTTAGTTCAACAACAAGAGATATTACTTTAACAAGAGCTCCTATAAACATAGCATATCTATCAAGATTAAGAGGTGTTTTTGATGGTGTTAATATATCTCACGGATTTGCCTACGCTGGCCCTAGATATTCAACAATCAATAGAGAAATTTTAAAATCATTTATTAGACAATCAGGAACAAATTATTCAATAGAAGAATTAGGTAATAACGTTACATTTGGAACGCAGTCATCATTAGATGGACAAGATAATACTTTACTTTTCTGCTCTACAGAATTAGGTAGATTTATTAAAACAAAATTATCAATGCCTTCAGAAATATTTATAATTGCGCCTTTTAATCAATTTGACAATACGGTAGTGAAGTTTGACCAAACAATTGATAGTGATAGTAACCCTATAACTTTTGATGATACAACACCTTAAAATGATTATAAATATAACAAAAAGATTAATCAATGGCTAAACAAACACTTAATTTAGGTTCAGTAGCAAACGACGGAACAGGTACAAATCTACGTTCTGGCGGTACAATTATAAATGATAACTTCAATGAAATTTACACGGCCCTTGGTAACGGTACAACAATTACACTTACTGCTACACCTACAGAATTAAATTTATTATCAGGTGCAACGGCAATCGTTACAAGTACTAACTCGGTTGCTTTAACAAATAAAACAATCAGTGGTGCAAGTAACACACTATCTAACATAGGCAATTCTTCTTTAACAAATTCAAGTTTTAGTAT